AGTTTGAGATTCGAGTTGATTTTGCAGCAATTCAACGATTGCTAAAATAGAATTTGGTGTCACGTTTCGCCCCATGCAATATCAAAGTTTCGATCGGTGCAAGAACGCGCAACCAAGCCAAGCAAGTCGCCAGCGAATAGTTTCAGTCGAATTTCGTCCATGTATGGATTACCATTTAAATCCAAATTCTGGAAACCGACGACAGGAAACTTAGATTCGTCTCCGATCTCATAAATGTAAAACATATCCAGAGGGAAACCCTCAAACAAATCTAATTGTTCTTTTGTCATTTCATCTTCCTTTTACAATTGTCACCATGCCAACGCTTATACATCCCAGGTCTAAACTTTTTTTCCTAAAGTCTGCAAATCCGTTTCATCGGAAATATATTGGATTCCAGATTTGTTATAAGCAGGAGCCAATCGCTTGCTCTTAGCAATGATAGCATCGCGCACCTCTGGTGTTTCCTTCGCCAACTGCGCAGGATCCATCACGTTCATACGTGCGGGAGAGAACTGTGTCGATGTGACATGAGACTGGAGGCTCAGTGCAACGTCAGAACCAGGACGCAGTGCACGGTTACTACCGAACACTACATCGACACCCCGTAGACTCTTCAAATCTAACTTCTTGGCAACAGGACCCTTTGGCTTGCGCTGCTTGCCCCGATGCTTATATGTAGACTTGGTGTAAACAATCATACTTTTTCCGTCAATTTAGAAACAGCAAACTCAGCAATCTTGTGCCGAATCATCGTAGGAATATCCGAATATGGATCTTCCAAAAGATACCGACATCCATCTACCCAACTATTATACTTGACAAATTTCGCAAAGTCAAGCATGTGCTTCTTATTCTTAGCGTCAAAGATAACACGTGGTTTGACGATGTAAAATCGCTTGCGATAATTTTGATTTTGGGGTGCATCAATAATCATGCAGCATCCCTCTTCCAATTGTTGCGCGCTTTGGCACGATTGTACTGTTTGTGCGTTGGGACGACGCGCATCGCGTACTTGGGGGAGCGAAGATCCTTCGCCACACGATTACCATTATACAACTTGTTCATATATCAACCTTTCTTGCTAGAAGAATAATAACCCGTGTTCACAAACAACAGCAATACCAATCCCGCCAAATACGTCTTAAACGTATATGGGATGGTCAGGGAGAACAGCGTGTTCAGTGCCCAAACCAACATCCATGGAACCAGGACAATTCCTAGAAGCACAGAAACGAAAAAGCCAACCTTAAGAAATTTGGTCATAACTCAACTCCAAAAAATCACAAAAAGTGCGATCGGTAGGAACAGAATACTTCTTTCGATACTGCGCAATCGCATGTTCAACTTGTTCTTGCGTATTAACATACCAAGAAGCATCCGTAACACGCCTGGTGTTATAGGGACCACCCAGATGTGTGACCCGCACCTCATACGTGGTGTAAAGGGCAATGAGAACGCGAATCTCGTATTCCATTACACAAACTCCCCGTCCGTGAAATCAGCACCATAATCCTCGTCGGTGCCATAACCAGCAGACGCATAGGCATAGCCATCGTCGTCGGCACTCAGCGGCTCGTCGCTGAAATCCCATTCTTCGTCAACGTCATCGCCAACGGTGGCGCGAAAGTCATCGTCCTCCATCAGGAGGTCAATCGCAGCCTCGACCTGCGCCTCTGCGGTATCCATGTGCGCGGCAATGCGCTCAACGGAAGCGCCATGGAGCACCATAGCGCGCACTTCCTCGACAAAATCCTTCATGTAACTCATCTTTCTTTCTCTCTCTTCCTACTCTATAGAACTATTATGCCTGAAATTGCAAAAAACACAATAGTAAAAACTTTAATGAAATCAACGACTTACGTCTCGTCGTCATCTCCGCCGTTTGGGGGATTCTTCATCGCGATGACCGAAATCATCATGCCAGCCACAAGCATTACTGCAGCCCAGGAAAACATCCCGAACATGTAGAATGCAAGAGCGAGCACTAGAAAAATCACGCTGCTTCCCTGGCGAAATGCTCGGCGCAACGTGCGGTGTTAGCCAAACGCTCGACCTCAAAAGAGATCTGGCGCAACTTGACCGCGAACGCTTCCAGGTCCGCAGGAGTTCGGTCATATCGCAGCGACATTTCCGCCACAGACAGACTCATTAGCACATCATCCAATTGACGCTCATTCTGCATATTAGGCAGCCTTCTTTTGGTTAGACAGAAGATAAACGCGAAGTCGCAAAAACTCTGCAACTTCGGGAACGTCCGCAGCGAGACGACACAACATGGATTCATAATAACCAGCGACGTATGCGTACTGCACTTCGCCGTTGCGAGACTTCGACTGCTCTTCGACGAGCGCAGTCAGTTCTTTGATATTCTCAGTCATATTAATTCTCCCAAACCTTCTGAATTCGACCATGTTCCAGGATGACGCGATCGCGCACGGCACCATACACCTCAATCGGTGTCTCAAGCGCAATGTGGTGCTTGACCTCGCCACCATAGGCAACGCGAGACAACTCGACTTTGCCTGTGACAGGAAATTGGTTTAGGTACAACCCAATCACGCGCATGCCTTCCAGATTCCAATGACTCATGACGATATCCTCAGACGTACTTGACGTTCTGCGGAGCGATGCCGTACTCGGCGATAACACGCCGCAAATTCGCAGACAACTTTGCGGAATTATTGCCGCAACCAATGTACAGAATGGTCACGCCATTGCGGTTGATCGCAGTGTACAGATTGGTGTCGACCACCGAAATATTGCCCGAGCGCACTTCTACGCGATATCGCTGATTCATCGTTTTTCCCTTTACCTTCATCATACATATATTATGCCTGAATCCAAGAAAAACACAATGGTAAAAAACCTAATAGAATCAACGACTTACGTGACCTCCTAGAATCGCTCAGGTGACCCGATAGTGTGGGGGGGGGGGGGACCGCCGAGGGCGACCCTAAAACGGGCTGGAGAAGCCATTTATTATGGTTCTAGGGGAATATCCATTTCGACGGTTCGGGTCATAATACCAGCCTCGGAAAACATAATATTAGAATGGTCAATAGAATAATGTTTTCCTGCGCCTTTTCCCGAAAATACCCGATCTGGACCAATAACCTCAATAATACCCGATTGGATAATAGCGCGAGCGCAATCTGCACATGGTTTTGGTTCATAATTTAAATATAATCGGGTTCCCGCCAACTTAATACCATTTCGGGCGGCATTATAAATCGCATTTCTTTCGGCGTGTTCTACCCAATTATATTTTTCTGGACGATTCCAGCGATTATCATAATCTTCTTCGACTCCACGGGGGAATCCATTAAAACCCATCGACAAGACAGCATTGTCATCGCCAACGATTATACAACCGACCTTGGTCGATGGGTCTTTGCTTTTCTGAGAAATCAGAGCAGCCTGTAAGATGAAAAGTTCATCCCAAGTCAAATTTTCCATAACGAATGTTTCTCGGGCTTACTTTTTGATAGAAATCTTACGGGGCTTCTGTTCTTCAGGGATGACGTTCTCGAGTTCAATCGAGAGGATGCCATCAGCAATTCCAGCACCACGAACCACTACGGTGTCAGACAAAACAAACTGGCGACTAAATGTGCGACCTGCAATACCCTTTACGATATAGGTGCGCTCATCAGTTGCAGTCTTCTTACCTGTAACCTTGAGTGAGTTCTTTTCTGCTGTGATTTCAATTTCATCTTCCTTGTAACCAGCGACAGCCAGCTCTACCACATAATTGAAATCATCTTTCTTGATGACGTTGACTGGCGGGAAAGCAGTCGAGGTAGAAGTTAGAAGATGCGAGGCATTGTCTAATGCCGCGAATGCGCTGTCAAATCCTAGAGCGGATGTGAGCAGCTTTTCATAATTACCAAACACGTTGTGTGACGTTAGTGTCATTTTAGTACTCCTTAATAAGCAAGTTTAGAAATGGACCCCAATTGGGCATCCACTTTTATTTATACACCAGTTGACCCAAATCCACCAGTTCTATCCATAAAAGGTTCAGGGATAGTATCTACTTCGCTGAACGCAAACGATTCGTTCTTAACTACTTCTGCCTGACAGATTCGTTCGTGCATCTGAATCTTTTGCACAATCTTAGAGGTATTGACCATCAGGGCGAATACTTGTTGCTGATAGTCAACGTCAACTACGCCTTCGCTATTTGCAAGAATCAATCCGCGCTTTAGAGCCATGCCTGAGCGAGCATGCAAACGGATTGAATACGTCTTTGGTTGATGCACACCATAGACGGGAACGTTAATTTTGAAGATTAATCCAGTAGGAACAAGCAAACGCTCTCCTGGATAAATTGTCAGCTCGCGAGTATCTTTTGGCAGGAAACGCTTGATTGGCGTATTGTTTTCGTCAAACCCAGAAACGACATCGCTCACTGGGGCGAATGTTAAATCAAAACAAGTTGAGCCATTAGTGCCCCAGACAGGAACAGGTACGTCTGGAGCCATTCTATAAAATTGTAAAATCATAACAAACTCCAATAATTATTCAGCTTCTCTACGCTTCTTACCAATCGTGTACTTGCTTATCAGTTGCCAGTTGTTTTTTTCCTTGTGAGGAAGAATCTTAATCTGACTCAGAGGAGCAATAGGTTCTTTAGATTTTACTTCATCAACCAACTTGACCAAACCCCACTCTGCCATTAGATTAGCAATAGTGTTGCGTCTAGCAACATCGTTTTCTGACATACTAGAAGGTTTACCATCAAGTTCAAAAAGTTCTTTGAAATGTACGATGTAATACTTTCCCTGCTTGTGCAAAATATGGCAAGACTGGTATAGGATATTATCGTTCTTCGCAGCAACACCAATACGAGTTAGTGTCTCGCGGACCTTTAGAAAGTCATCTTGCTGTCCAAGAGTGACCTCGACTAATTTTTCTATCATGTTCAATCATCCTTATGTAATTCTTTTTTTATCAAGATGATTTGATCGTCAGATAGAATCTTTAAGGCTTCATTAGCCTTAGCATTCGTATAGCCATAGTATTCTTTGACAGCATCCAAATCACTATTTTTAGCCCTTTTGTGCCATTTGCTGTATGGACGTTTCGAGGCTCTAACTATATTTAGTAAAAATTGATACTGTAGTTTCTTGTCTAGGTTTGGATACTTGTTCATTTCATTAGCATACATCACGGTATCTCGATAGAACGATAACGCTTTGTTTACCATAAATGCAGAATAAGTTTTTTCGTCTTGCTCCGTTAATAATGCATCCTGCTTAGTTTGCAGGATGCTTGGGATTAATTCCTTGAAGAGATCGCTCATACAAACTGACACTCTGCCATGATTTCAGTCAGGCATGCAGTTAGATTGAGTTCTTGGTCAGCAACGAATGCAGCCTGATACTGATAACGGGCAAGGATAACAACCGCATTGGGAATCGTAGACTTGTCCATAACATCATAGAGACTATCGTAAACTTTACGGAAAATCTTTGCAGAATCATCCCCACCGTTATCGGCGACCCACTTGCGCATCGCGCCGAAGTTTTGACCCTTTAGGGCTACTACTAATTCATTAATAGTAACATCGGCAATAGAAGAAAGGATACCAGCATCAATCCTTCCGCTAACACTGTATCGTTGAAGTTCATTCAGAACACGACGATAATCGGGGAAATGCTTCTTGACGACTTCTGCAAGAACAGCAGCCTCATATGGCACCTTCTCCGTTTTAAGAATCTCAGATGCTCGCTTCATAAACAACGAAGCCATCTTTGGCTTGTCTTCCTTACGGAGCTTGAATTCAATAACAGCGCAACGAGAATGCAACGGCTCAATGATACGGTTCTTGTAATTACAAGTCATGATAAACGTGCAGTTATGAGCAAACTCTTCCATCGCTGCACGCATGGCTGGCTGCGTAGAATTAGGATTCAGATAATCTGCCTCATCAATAATGATGACCTTCTTCGTTCCAGTGAACGACATCGTAGAAGCATAGTTCTTAATCTTGACGCGGAAGGTGTCAATACCTGATTCGTCAGAACCGTTAATCATCAGGTAATCGCAACCAACTTCCTCGCACAGAGCCTTGGCAACTGTAGTCTTACCAACACCTGGTCCACCACAAAGAATAAGATGAGGAATTTCTTTGCGGTTCACATATTGCTGGAAGGTGTCCTTGTATTCCTGCGGAAGAATACATTCAGCAATAGTCCTCGGTCGAAATTTTTCGACCCATAACACTTCATTCATAATATACTCCATAATAAAATAGGGCGGGAGGGTGAGTCCTTGGTGAGCAGTCTGGCAAAAGTCCCAATGCCTAAGCACGCCCCATCAATATTTATATCACTTAGCAACAGTTTCGTATACGTCGACGAAATCATTTTGCTGGGCAACTTCTTCCTCAAAGTTGCGCTTGTGATATGTCTTGGCGAGCTTGCGCGAGAGCTTCTTAGGCAATTCAAATTCGTCTTGCATACGCTGCAACACTTCCTTTATAAAATCCCTCTCCGCCTCGACGCGAGTCAGAGAATTAGAAATCTCTTGGAGGCAACCAAGAACCTTAGCCTTGTCCAACTTACTGGTAGTCATATTACTCTCCGAAAGTCGACTTGGCTGCTTCGATTGCGATGTAGTAGTTGATAGCAACAGACTTATGTGCAAACTTAGCCAGACCCTTCTTGGCGATCGAGACGTCGTAAGAACCGTCCATCAGTTTGAAGTTTTCAACCTTCATAACTACACGGAACTTTTCTTCAGTAGAACCAATCTCAATCTTGGACTGGTCAGAAGAATCGTCGGCGATATCGGTGGCGATGAAGTGAATCTTCTCGCCGTCGCTTTCAAACACAAAGTTTGGTGCGCCAGAAATGCCAGCCGCCTTCTTCATAAACTCTAGGTCAGCCTGAGTCAATTCAAACGAACAATCAGCAGCACCCAACTGAATCGCCTTCTCGGGAGGAGCGACGATAACCTTCGGCGAGCAATACTTGATATAGTCAGACTTCTTTTGGTCTTCAGTTAAAATGCTCAACTTATCATCGTCAAACGATAGATCCGCACCCTTGTAGAGCGAAACCTTTGCGAGCAACTTGTTCAGGTCATACAGAGCAAAATCCTTCGGGAAGGATTCACCCACAGTAGCCTCAACAAAAATTGTACGAAGGGGAGAGATGGTGCGGAGAGTACTGCCAGTCTTAAACTGGAGACTTTGATTAATGCCCGAAAAGTTCTTCAGGACTTGGATAGTATTATCAGACAATTTCATAATTTAGATCCTCATTTGCTTCAACATGATTATTATATAACGAATTCACTACAAAGTCAACTCTTGACTGCAACTGCTCTAGCGTACAGTTGTTGTCCAAAATAACGTCACACGGCGAGCCAATCCAAGCCCACTCACTGTAGTGAACATTAGGATAGTTTTCAGCCATACCATAGTAGTTAATCTTTTTATTGGCTTTGAGAGCAACATTATACCATTCAGGCTCATCACCACGCTTAACTCTTACAATGATACCGCCCGCATCATGAATTGCTTTGACTTCATTAGGGAAACGAACATCAGCAATTACATAGTTGTTCCAAGGTGCGTTTTCACACCGACGCAGAACAGTATGAACCCAGAGGTCAGGGTGAAATACATCACGACCTGCCTCTGTGCCCATAAGTTGTAAGGCTAGTCTTGGGGAGAATGGCTTGCCTAGTTTCTCAGACCAGAATTCATCATTCTGCTCTCTCCATGCGCGTGACTCGGGTGTATCACCTTCAAGAAGAGCACGGTTCCAGCCAAATACAGCTGAAACCGCATCCTTGACACTATTGGCAAAACTTTCTTTGAAGTAGTTGTGACGCTCAACGAGCAAATCTGCGACTGTGCCTTTTCCCGAATTTATAAATCCACATAATCCAATTATCACAATTTTCTTCCTCTTTTCCAACCAGATGGAATTTCGCTATTTTTTAAAACTCTGGAGGTGGCTGCATATCAAAAATAAAGTGCTCTGAATTACAATCGGTGTCTAATATTTGACACAATCCGCAACGAGAATAAATATCCATGCTGGTTACTCCTATACAGTTAACTAGAGCCTGTGGGAATTGGCGTTCCGCGACAGGCACTATTATTTATATAAAAGTCTTTTTAGACTAGCCCTACAACAATCACAAACTGCCTACAAAATTAGCAACTGCTGGCATGTCACCAGTAAATGCGTAGGTGCCGATGTGATGCGTCTTCATCCAAGGACATAACCAAATTTCACCACCCATGTTACGCCACCACTGACAGAACATGTAGTCTTCAGAAAGATAACGGTCTGATCCACGCCCACCGTTCTCAACCGTGTCAATCACGGTATCGAAATATGCATGGATGTAACGAGTTCCGTCAAAGTTTGCTTGACCAACGTGGTCTGGCTTATAACGAAGGTTAGGATACTTGTCCCTAAACTTATCATAAACTTCACGCTTAATCATCATGAAGCCAGTACCAATTTCAAGAACCTCAATCGGCTCTGAAACATTAAACTTCTCAGTTCCTGGTGCTGGATTGAATACAAAGTCGCCAGCAACTTTTTCCATATCGGAAGGTTCAATGTTAGGATTACGCTTTACCGATTCTCTAACTGCATGCCACTTAATGCTCTTCTTAGGATAAGGTCCGCCAATGACATCCTTATCAAGAGCAAGCAATGCAATAACATCGCGAGGATCAAAGTGGATATCTGCGTCAATGAATAACATGTGCGTAAAGTTTTCTGCACGCAAAAATTCATCAACAAGATAGTTACGAGCACGAGTGATGAGTGACTCATTGAAAATAAATGAGAATCGGATCTCAACGCCATAATTTGCACATAGTGCCTGTAGATCCAAACAGGATTTTAGGTACATACCATGGTTCATACCGCCATACATTGGCGTCGCTACGAACAGTTTGTTCTTTCGCAGCTTTTCTACTGATACTTCTAATTGCATAATTACTCCAAGGTAAAAAAATCAAATCACTTTCTATATATACGGAACAGGATCGCCCATACCACTTTCCCAGAAAAATAATTCAACATCACTGGGGATAAGTTTCTTCATCGCCTTCAAGACTTTCTTGTTATCTTCATAATGTCGTTTGATGCCCAGTTTACAAACGATATTAGCCTTAAACTTGGCTGCATTTTCAACTGTACGGGAATCGCTTAACAAGAAGAAGTCAAGAACTCTGTTGGGATAATGTTTGTTCAACCACTGTTCTGTAGCATCACAAACATTCGGCTCTAGTTTTCTAGCCGAGATAGCATAGAACTTATCTTCCTTTGGTTGAATCAAAGGAGTAGCATTCTTATACCAATCAACAAGAAAGTTCTTACGATCGCGGCGTTGTTCGCCGTTCATCTTACCCCATTTCTGGTCTGACGGCGGCGGCTTATCAGCTAGTACACCGTCGATATCGTATGACACAATCACAGTTTAATCAGATCGACAGTAGAAGAAAGAGCCGATTCCTTTTGTTGCAGCCAGATCTTCTTTCTAACTTCTGCAGAAAGATTTGCAAAGTCAGTAATGTCTGATGCAGTTTCTACAGTATAAGTCCAACGCAAACCGTCATTACCTGGCGGCGCACAAACAGGGATACCTGCATACAATGCATGATATGCACGACCAGTACGCCAACCGCAATTCATATGCTTGGTGTCATAAACTGCGAGGCATCCAGCATAGTCAGTATAGAATTGCTTACGATCTTTTTGAGCAGGATTTGGAATTACTTCTGCAAGATCGCCCCATTCTTTTTCCCATTCTTCTTTTTTGCCAGAAATAACAAGTTCGGGAGAAAGTAGAAACTTCCTGAAATACTTTGCTCTGCCATTGGGGCGTCCAATATAAACAACTTTCTTTATTTTTCCTGGGTGGAAGGCATTGCATGGCATACCAGCATCCATAGGATAATCAACAACGCGAGCACCATCAGGAACCTTTAGAGTCTTAGCGACTTCACTTGTATTAGTTGCGTTGGCGGCAATAGTCCAACGGGTCCAATCTTCATTAGGTAACAATTCCCACAAGAAAGAAAGGTCTGGGTCATCATTGATAAAGATGATACGACCCTTATGTTCATTAATCATCTCAACAGTTACGTCCCAATACTTCTTGTAGAACTGAATGTTTGTGCCGCCGAATTCAAGAATCAAAACGTCGACTGGCTTATAGACGGTGCTGTACTCAACTCCCTCCGCCTCGGTCTGGTCGGTGGGCTGAGACAAAAGAGAAATCTTGTAATTGTTTTCTAGCAACTTCTTGAAGAGAGCAACACGCTTCTCGACCCAAGCACCGCGAATACCATTTTCATTGTCAGTCAAGCCGACCTTGCCCGATACTCGGCGATAGCCAATAGTTTTTCCTGTGTTGCTGGCATTCTTATCGGTATACCAACCAAGAGCAGCCTCTTCACCAAACAAAGATCCTAACAAACTCATAATATAATCTCCAATCATTCGAACAAACTATCTATGGTCGATTCCCTATTATACGCCTCTGGATGGTATTTGTCAAGCATTTCTCGACCACCATTTTTCTCAAGGTAATCGTACCACTCTTGCGAAGCCCACATACCTTCACTGATGCCGTTCCAAAGTTTACGCTGCATTGGATGCTCAGGGTTTTTACGACGAGACTCTACAAAGTTGAAACGAGTGTTCTCATATTCGTATGATCCAAGTTCAAGCATCTTCTCACGGAGATAGCAAACAAGACTGATACGCTCGCCGTCGTCATAAGTTTCGATTGGTGTATTACCATGCATAATTTCATGGTTGTTCACAAGAAGAAGATCTCCTGGTCTAACATTGACCGCTGTGCGATATTCTGGGAACACAAGGTATCCACCAGTATACTTTCCGTTGTTAGAAAGAACAAGAAGATTGCTCAAGCCTTCTGTGAAGTCGCCAGCATCTCGATGGCAAGCAGTACGGAATGTCTTGTTAACAGTGACCGTCGTGAATACAGTTCCAGGAACTAGGAATCTTGGGTCAACCTTATCAGCAGCAGCCCTTTGATTCCCCCAACGCCAAGGAACAAGTTTTTTGAATCCCTTATCTAACGATTGTAGGAACGGGAATGACATCTTGAACTTGTCGTAGTGGTTTTGCGTATAAGCAGTTGCGCGACCATAGGGGATGCGAGGATAGCGGTCAAACCAACCTGCGATACCAGAGTTTACAACATTTGCATAAGTCGTATCTGAAATATAAGTTTCTTCGATACCGCGAGCCTCTTCTTTACGCTTCAAAATTGTCATCTTGATTGCTTTGTCTAACCACTTGTCAAAGTTAAATTTATCTTCTTTGACTTTAGCGGAGAGCCATACTAAACCTCGACTATCGCCACCATCCGCAAACTTTTCTTTGAGGAATTCAACTTCCTTCTTAATGTCTAGTTTGACAAGAGTATTTTCAGGCTCTTTCTTGAATAAGTCAAGAACAGCAAGTTGGAATTCTGTTACCCACTCGCGTCCACCGCATTTGTCACCCTTCGGTCCTGCAGCGAGTCCACGGTTTTGGGTTTGGGTTGCTGCTTCGCGCAACCCAATATATGCTTGTTCTTGTTCTTCTTTACTGAAGAAATTCTTTCTAAACTTAAACGCAATCTTGCGCTCATCTTTTGTATCGTTTTTCTTATCAAGCATCGTCGGATCGTAATCTGCTTTTAGATAGCAGTCCGTATCTTCTTCGATTAGAACATCATAATGAGACTCATCAACAAATTGACCTAGCAGATGCTCGCAATCAATCTTATCCCTTGCTACAATAACCTTGACCATAATAATCCTCCTGGGTGTACCTTATTATATATCTGACAAGAGGCAATGTCAAACTAAGTGATTTCCGAATGCAAATGCAGCGGCACGAAGCCGCTGCAAAGATCCTTGCGGATTTGGCTAAAAATTAGCCGTTCATCGTAACGCTGATTGCGTCACGGTAGAGAGTCTTGCGAGCACGCGCAATATGGCGAGTCGAAAGATAGTTCTCAAATGCCTTGCTCGCCGAACCGATGCGGTAGGCATAAGTCTCCGTGCCATCGCTTAGAGTGGTGCGGTTCGTGTAAACAGCGACACCCTTGTTGCGTAGACGATAGACTAGGTCAGCGACATTCGACACCTTGAACATGGTGCGAGCGGCTCGCGAAGTGACCTGATTGCCCTTGGCAAGATAGTTGTAAAGAGAAACGATTGCAGACATAGTATAAACTCCAAAAACACCCCTCAAAGTTTAGGAGCAAGGACGGGGCTTCCCTTGCTCCATACCATATAGTATACTATACCAAATGGCAAATGTAAACTATTGGGCGACATTCACTTTGGCAATAACCTTGTCCGCAAAAGCAGGTTCGCACATTTCCATCAGCCTCACTCGGGCTTCTGCAAGAGCACGTTCCTCGCCCTTATGCGCCATTTCCAATGTGTCGCAAACTACCTGCGCAAGCACAGTGTTCGTCGGCATATGGGTTGCGGTAAGAGTTATGCTATTGTCGACGGCATCAGAAGTCGAAGAAATCGCAACCTCAGCTGCACTAAACAGTGGAGGAGTTGCGTCCGCGTCGATCTTGGTGTAGAAGTCCAGGAAGGAATTCTTGGTATCCGTATCGAAACGGTTCAAGCACAACTCGATCGCCTTCTTGCGATTCTTGAAGATGCTGTATGCCTTGGCGATATGCACCAGACGACGTGTCGAGATAACCTCATCGCAGCCATGGTCTTCGAACGTCTTGCGGATGCTCTCAGCCCACGTTACCAAACGCTCGATGAATTCCAGGTCAATCTTTTCGGTGATACCCAACTCGAAGAAATTCTTCTCGAGGATCTTGCGCTCGGTAGCGACAGGAGGATATTCCTGCTCAACCGTGATAGCGAAACGCTCCAAGAACGCTTCGTTCAGCAGGTTGGTGCCGATAAATCGACCGTCGTCGTTACCCTTACCCTTGGTGTTAGCAGTGGCAATGATATTGAAACCCTGCGCAGGAGTCACGACCTCACCAGTCTTCTTGTCGAAGTATGGCTTACCCTCGAGGATAGGCTGAAGGCACAGAAGATCTTCCGTACCCAAGTCGGTCTCGTCGAGCAGCAGCACCGCACCACGACGCATCGCGGTCAGAACTGGACCTTCGCGGCGAACCGTGTTACCGTCAATCAACTCATAAGAGCCAATAAGATCGGTCTCGTCGGTGCGCTTGGTGATATTGACGCGAATCAATTCACGCTTGGAGGTCGCGCAAACCTGCTCAATCATCAAGGTCTTACCGTTGCCCGACAGACCAGTGATGTAGATCGGATAAAAGATCTTGCTCTTGATAATATCGCGAAGATCGTTGTAGAAGCCAAACGGGACATAGGTCACGTTCTTCT